AGCTTGTTGACTACTAATCATATTTATAGAGTCAAATGTAAGTCCAAATGGAACAAATGATGTTATTCCATTCTCAGAAGATTCCTCATCCACTAAGAATGAACCATCTTCCATAAGTGTTCTACCATTCTCTATATACCCTTCAATATGGATATACTTATTAGTAAGTTCTATTGATCGTTCTGTTGAAAAATATGCGTCCTCTTCTACTGTTGTCTCAGACTCTAAACGCATTTGGTCTCCATCTTCAAAAATAAACGGATCACCATAATCTCCTTTAACTAAATCTTGTTCTCTTTCTTCCATTCTTAAAAGACATGCTGGTTCTTCTAGTAATATTTTAGAACCATCTTCCAAGACAAGTTTTTCATCAACAAATGTTGAATCATCCATTATAATCATTCTACCTTCGGTAGCTGGTCTTCTTATACCACCTCTAATAAAGTATTCATTATCTGCACTGTCTAAGTGTAATGCACTTGAACCTTGTGAGTTTGGATCGTGTTTTATTGCTGACTCTGCAAATGAATTAATAACATGTAAATTAACATGTCTACTTCTCATTCCCGAATCACCGATCTCAGTATTTTCACCCGAAACTGCACCAGCTGGGTTTGTTACATTCGTTAAATCGTAAGTGGTTGCTGATATTGCACCACCAGTCCTTGGGTCTGTCTCTGTAGTTGGTATTCCAGCTTCATCTAGAACTGTGAAAATACCAAAGTCATCGACTTCTGTATCCAATGTCCATAAGAGAACTTGTTTCTCTGAATTAGACATTGCATTTGGAACATCTATGTCTACAAATTCTGTAATATAAATTGTTGGTCTGAATAACATAGTCATTGATGAATCAATGTCGTTCTCAACTTGAACCTCACCAAAGAATATGTGACCTGCTGGATGTAATAATTCTTTAAGAACTGATCTCCATTTATTAATGGACTCTCCAACTTTTACGACATAAGAGTGTGTTTGATAATACTCACCATCTTGTATATTAGATGCGTCTGCATTAAGTGTGCTTTTATCTCCTAAAAGTTGTTCTTGAACAATACCTTCACCACCATATTTTCCTCTTGCAGAATAACGATTAGATTTAACTACTTTAAATTCATCAGTAATATTATAAGAGACGATTTCACCTTCTGAAAACTCTCCAACCAAAGATGAATATGTTAATATGTTTGTATTTGCATCATGAGATATAACTGTTGCTGTTGTTCCTGTTATATCACCAGTGAGTGTAAGACCTTTTGTTAATGTTGCAGTAGGTGTTGTAATTAACATAGGATGATATGATGTTGATGACACCATACCGTCTTCACTAAAGTAATAACCTTGTTCTATAATATTAAGAGAACCTACACCACCAATCTCTGTTGAATAAGCATAAATGTCTGCTCCTGTTCCAGTAGCAACGGTTTGCATTGAAGAAACCTTTACTATTTCTGTTGTTCCACCTGTAATAGAATCTCCATCTGCATAAACACCTATATCAGTCTTTCTTCGTCCAACTACTATTCTATTATTTTTAGGTTCTACTCCAACAATAATTCCTGTTACGGTTGCATTCTGATTTTCATCTCGAACCTCAGCTGTTTCTCCAACTACGAATCCTGTCATATCAACCGTTGGTTCAAAGTAGATATATCCGCCGGGATATGCCCGCGGGACAGAAGTATAACCAGCACCACCATCTTGAATTTGTATTTTTCTAATTCTTCCATCATTAAGAATTGGCCCAGTCCCAGTTGCACTTAAATTTATAAGTGTTCCATCTTCATAAAGAAGTCTGTTAAATTCGGTATAAACATCTATCTGTTCACCACCACTCATTACATTACCAACGGTGAATGTAATCCTATCATTTTTAAATGTGTAATCTGTAACAGGTATTTTTTCTAAACCATCGACAAATACTCTAACATTATGATCATTAAAGAATAGGGTTTTACCATTATTATCTGCACCATTGAAAAGTGTTTGTCCGTTTATTGCAGTAAATTCAAATGCACCCCAAGCTGTTTGACTCTCTAAGGTAATTTCATCTCCTACTGAACCAATGATTGCGTCTGCACCGTCACCACCAGTATTTGTATTATCAAATACAATCATTTCACCTGCTTCATAATTTACACCACCAGTTTCAATCAAAACTTCTGTAACTCCACCTGTGGTTAAATGATTAATTCTAGATCGTCCTTCTAAAACATCTGCATCTAACTTACCACCAGTTATATTAATATGATCATTGTGTGAATATAAAGACCCAATATTAACATGTTCCATGGTAATACCTTCACCTGTTTCATATAATATGTTTCCTCTAAAGTCTTCCCCTTCAATATAAGTTGAAGAACCTGATGTTGATGAAGTGTCGGTATATACACCCAACACAGTTCCAGTGAAAGTTGTTACCATATCTCTATCTAAGAGTGTAACAGTTGCACCTTCTGTATAAGTTCCGTAATGGGTTTCTTGTATATGAAGTGAATAGATATAATTGGATGAATCTAAAATATATACATTTTCAAGGTTAGATTCTGCAACTATGGTTGTTCCATCCACTGCATATTGTGTAACCTTATCTGTTTGTTCGGGTATTCCTTCATTATCCATTTTCACAACCATTCGTCTTTGTTGATTGTAGTCTGAGTCTGAAAGATAAAGTGTTTCGTTATCAGGATACCTTACTGTTGCATCCTGACCGTATAATAATCTCATAAGGAACTTAACTGAATCTTCCGTTCCCTTTTTCTGATAAAGATCATTAATATTTTTAATTGTTAATCTTTTGTTTTCTAATTTTTTTATATCAATCGCAGGAATTAAATCTCTTTGGAAGTATTCCAAGAAGTGTTCAGTCGTGTGATCAATATCAGAATAGTCTAACAAACGATTGTTTGCAAGAATACTGTTTTCTTTATAGGTTTTAACTACACCTGTTTGCAGTGAGTTTCTTCCTTCTATGGTTTCATCTATTGAAAAACCACTACCCGATATGGACTTAATATATAATATGTCACCATTAATTACATTAAGTTTAGCAACAGTTCCACTTTCTCTACCATAGAGATATTCACCAACTGTAAATGGTGAAGCATATTCTTTAATCTTACTTCCAGCTGGTTTATCGGTTTTTTCGTTTAATATTTTTGAAATGTCTGCATCAGGCGATGGAGAGACAGTCGCGGGTTCCAATAATACAGAACCCTGACCGTCTTCCAATGCAATTCCCTCAATCTCCTGTTGGGATTTGAGGGTAATTATTTCGGATTCTAAAAACTCAAAGTATGCTTTCAGAAAGTGGACGAAGTTTGGTGCATCGTCTCTTACATGTTCGGGAAGGAGAGAAGATAATCTCTGACTTATCCGATTTGAAGCATACTCTGTGTGTGACATTTAGTTATCCTAATACTATAAACAAAGGTCTATGTAATTGTAGAACCTGTGTTGGCTAGTATAAACCATTTAGTTCCATTCCATATTAGAACTGCTGTTTCGCCGATTGCATCAAATTGTATTTGATCAAATCCAGCTGCAGCTGCACTTGTAATTGCAACAGTTGCGGCATAGTTACTGCCGTGAACCGAACTGCAATACATAACTTTTAGTTGTCCAGTATAAGAACCGTTATCTAAAATTGGGCCAATAGCTGCCGCTGCTGCTGATAAATTAAAATCAGTAACAAAACTAGATGCTAGATTAGTTACAGCTGTTGATACAACTGTAATGTCATCTACTGCTATTGCGTTTGGAACATTTGAGAATAGCTGTGCTATTGTCATTTTCTTATTCACTGGTGTTCCGCCAGGCGAATCTACGATATGTAGTAAGTCATCCGCTCCAATATCTCCATCAGATACCGCAGTTAATGCTGTAATTTTTTTGTCTGCCATGTTATACTCCTTATATAATCCAAGTTAATGGTAAACTACTCAGGGGACTCCTGATCACTATTTTCATAATGAAGGTTAATATGAAGTGCTAGAAGTAGAAACAAATCCAACTCCAGCACCACTCTCACCACTTGCGATGGTGTCTATCTCACCTATAACCGAAATGTCAGGTGTGTCTGTAGAGATGTCAACTAGGTTGCCTCTCTTAGCAATCACATCATAACTTGTTGGTATAATGGTGAAATCAATCGATGTATCAGTATTAACCGTTGAGGTTATATTGATGGCATTGATTGTAAATTTTCCTGTAGAATAGTCAACTGTTCCAGCTGCACTATCCTGATAAATTCTTGTTGATCCTGATTGGTAGTATCTCCTTAGATTACCTTCCCCATCATCATCAAAATATTGTATGTTAACACTATTTCCTAACACATAAAATCCAGTAGTAGATGTGATACCACCACCTTCTTTATTGTATGCAGTATTAGGATGATACAGTGAGTTTCCAAAATCTACTGTATACCCTTTAGTATTGTCAGCAAGGACTGTCCTTTTTTTCCTTAATCTTATATTAGTGATATTAGAAAGAATCGAAGCATGTGTTGCATCTATGTCTTTAACTAAATTAGAGTGTCTAAAGATCGCATCAAAGTTTGCAAGATTTGATGAATCATAATTAGTAATTGTTGTTGTCACTAATGTTTCTAACTCACCCTGTGTTAAATCGGTTGAGTTTGCATTGTATTTGAATACGGTTGAAATTAAAATTTTAACTAAATCTGCATCGATAACTGTTGGTCTTACAGTCAACATATTTAATTTGTTTAAGTTATTTGTAACTAATGTTTTTTCTGTCTCAGTTAAATAGTCTGAGTTCTTTGGTTTAATTGCAAGAAACACTTTACCATACTCAGGTGGATCATTATCTTCACCACCCCATACTGCAACTGCATCTGCATTTGGATAATACTCTGTGACCTTTGCTTTGTAATCATTAAGTGTTACAAGTCTATTCTGTGAAGTATAGAATTTGGTTGCTTTAAATTTGATTGATTCGATTGATTCTTTTTCTGCACCACCAGTTGCTGGGACTGTAGCTACAACTGTTGAACTGTTATAACCATTTACTGCAGTTACTTGTGTAAAACTTTTACTTCCTTCTGCATGAACTTCATCTACTATGATGTATGTCACGGTAATAATATCACCATCATAAAGTTCCTGACCTAATACACCATCTCCAAAATATACTTCAACATATCCGTCTTCGTTTTCTTGAGTGTAAAAGACTGTTGATGTTGTTTTAACTTCTGCTGTATCTGTTGCTTGAGTAAATGTTGTTGTTGATCCATCCGAAGTAACTGTAACACTCATAAGTCCTTTATCTACTCTCTCATTTGATAATACAAATTTTGCATTTTTAATTTGTCTGTCATAAACATATTGATCAGTAGCAAACATTCCTTGTGCAAGAGTAATACCAGTATAAGTATACTTTCCCGAATCCTGAGTTGGTTTCTTAGAATCAGCTACGACAAAGTTATAACTAACACCATCATAAACTGTGGAGAATCTAGCTCCTCTTGGAAGTGTCATTGTTGTGATAGTTGGATAACTTCCATCAGGATTCCTTACATTTAAAAGTGTCATGTCTACGATTGCCTTTGAACAACTTTCGGATTGTGGAGTGAATCCTAAATCTTTTGCACGACTCACAACATTCTTTCTGATTTGTGCAGAATCTAAGAAGAGTTCACTACCAGCAATGTTGGTATTGACTGCTCCAATATGAGAAGAGTATGCAAGAAGATCAACCAATAGTGACATTGTTGATCCTTCAAAATCATAATCTTTAAGTTTAGTTTGTCCCTTTAGATAGTTTTTTAAATTATCTCCTATTGTCTCGAAATCTAAATCGGTGACATTTATCTGTGAACTTTTCGTTGCCATTATCGTGTCCTTCTAATTGTAAATTCTACTTCTTGCCTAGGCATAGCATTTGAAATAGTATAATAGATTGTTATTTGCATTTCATTTGTATCTAACCTAGAAAATTCACAAGCTACATTAGATACTCTAGGTTCAAAAATTGATATAGTTTTAGTTAGTTGTCTTCTTGCTCTTTGAAGTCTTCTGTCAGTATCTAATTCAAATAGTAAATTTCTAATTCCACCACCCAAAGCTGGTTTGAATGGTCTTTCATAGTAATTGGTTAAGACAATATTCTTAACTGACCTCTTAACTGCATCTGAATCTAGTAATCTTGTTACATCCTTAGTGATTGGATGCACTGTAAAAAATAGATTCAAATCGGCATAGACATCAGGAGATGCTACGGTTTTTGCTTTGCTAACTATATCTGCCATAATACTATTTATAACCCTTTGTCTAACTTCCTCTTGGAATAACTAAATAATTATCACCTTCTGCAGCTGGTGTAGATAAAACTATATCACCATCGACTACTGAGTAACCAGTGAAGGCAGTTTTTAGATCACCTTTACTAACTACTAAGACATCTCCGTCTGCATAACTTCCAGCAATAACTGTTTGACCTGCTGTTGTAGTAACTTCATTAACCACTCTGTCTGTCGAAGCAGGACTTCCACCTGATCCCATACTTCCTGAGTTGAAAACTGTTGTCGCTGTCGCAAGAGTTATTCCTATGGTTGCTAATTTGTCAACACTTGGAAATTTAACATCAATTTTGAAAGGGAACGCTAACATTTTTAGAAAATTACATAAGGTAAGTCCAACTAATTCAAAAATTGCACCCAAACCTATTGCATCAAAAAATGCTTTAACTATTTTTACCCATTCAAACATTATTTTCTTCTGCCAGTTGATTGAAAAATCTCTAGCTGCTACAATCAGTTCATTTATTTGATCTTCTAATGAAGTTACAGATTCCTTAACTGCATCACCTATAATTTGTTTAATAGAAAACGGCCCGATTTGTAAATCTAATAATAATGATTTCAATTCTTCCCTAAATTTCTGTGCTTCTTCAATGGTCAGATTCTTTATGTCTCCATACTTTGCCTTTACCGTGTCAATTAATGATTGAATTAATGCTGGAATATCCATTGTAAACAATGCAGTAATACTTGGTAGTCCCAACATACTCCAAATTAAATCAAACAGACTAATCAAAGATTTAAATGCCTTGAATAAAGAGTTCTGAATCCAATCCTGTATTTCACTTTTAACCCAAGACCATGTTGCCTTTGCTTTCCATTCATTAACTTCTATACCATACTGACCAGCAAACTGTTGATAGACACTAGGAATCATTTTAAAATACTTATCTATTTCTCCTGAGATCATACCTTCCATCATCTTTTTAAGTTCTTCGGGAGATAAAGGTGGGTCTTGATTCTTTAATGCTTCTATCTGTGCTTTAATATCCGATCCCATTCCTGAGAGTTGATCAATAATTCTTTGTTGTTCTTCTGCAGTTGTAATTTTAAGAATGTCAATCTCAATACCAATAACATTCATCTTAAAATTAACAGGGATAATTTTACCTATCAATTCTAAAATCTTGGCAGGGATAAACATGTGAAACTCTGCAAGTAAATCTGTAATTGCTTCTTTAGCTTCCTTACTCCAATCTCGAACCGTTCCTGTCTTCCAATAAGGTTTAAGAATCTCCTCAAAGGTTTCCATATAACTTTCAATCTCTTTGATGATACCTTCCATTTCTGCTTTAGCTTCTGCAGTAAGATCAGTTCCCATTTCAACCATAAAGACTCTAAGTTGACTTGGAATATCACTAATCTTATTAATCATATTAACTAAATCTGCTTTAGTTGGTAGATCAAAAATATCGCCTGGCGGACAATCTATTTCTGTTGGTAGTTTGGGTAATGTAAAGCCTGCGGCTTTTTCTTTTAATAATGCAGCGTCCATTATGAGTTCAACTTAATTGTATTACCATAGAGTTTAATGTTTGGTGCTGTGACTGTTAAATCTTTTGTAGATGTTACATCTGTTTCTCCAAGAACTTCAACCTTGGCATCACCTGCGACCCCAACATATAAATCCTTTTTAACTGCAACCTTAGCATCACCAAAAACTGAGATACTAACATTACCACCCACTTGAATAGTATCGTCTTTACAAATTAAAGTATAGTTATCGTTATTGACTCTTGTGATTGTGCTACCATCAGGTTGCCATTCAGTAAATGTTCCTGATCTATGATACCATGAAAGTCTTTCTGCACCTTTAGTATCATCCACTTCTATAAGATGACCACTCTCAGTCATGTTTGTTTTATTAAATGGATAAACAGGTTTTGCTACAGAAGCTTGATCATTAATTTTACTCACTCTATCTTTGAGTGTTCCATCGGCAACAAACCCTTCCCAACTAGGAGCTGTCATTTTAGACAAATCCATAGTGTCATAGTTTGTATCTTCTTGTGCTGTATGATATGCACCTAAGTCACTGGTTTTTCCGTCAGGTTTTAAAGGATAAAAAGGTAAGTGTTCATCTGTTAATTCTTGTTCTGTTATCTCAACTGCTTTACCGATTTCTGTTTCTATCTTATCAGGGAATGTCGGTGCAGTGTCCATTGCAAGTGTAAGACCATGACCTCTATTTGGTGCTTGATCAGGACTCTCACCATCAGGTGTTCCTTTATATGCGTCCTTTGTTAATTTTCTAGGATCATTAAATCCTTTCTCTACATCTCTCTTTAATAATTCGTCTGTTATTGTTTCTTTATAACCACCATGTGGTAAACCAGCAGCTGAATGTGTAACCACAAAGTCTTGTTTTCCTTTATCTCTAAAGAAACCAGCTACCGTAGACCCCTCAACGAGTCCGTGTTGAATCCCTATTCCTGATAAAGCAGCTGTAGTTGTTGGAAGTAATACTTGAGACCATGGTAAATCAGGAGATGCAATCAATAGTTTGTCATCAGTATGCACTCCATGAACACGAACACGAACCCTACCTATTTTTAAAGGGTCGTTTCTGTCTTCAACTATTCCGTAAAATGTGTTCATATCGATGCCGTGGCTTCAACTTTTGCTAACGGTTCAACACTTGAAACTTTTTTTGCAAGGGATTCTTTAGTGCATTCTAGTGTCATTTCACCAATTCCAAGAACTGGACTTCCGTTTATTGATATGTCTGTTATTAAGTATCTATCGTCATTTAATTTATCTGATACATCCCCTTTACTTGCTGGTTGTGCAGCTGGAAGTTGAAGTTGTATTATTGTTCCAACTGACATATCTGTTCTTAATGGTATTGTAACTAGGATTCTATGTTGTTCAAGTGTCTCTAATAATGCTTTTCTTTCTAATATTGAATTGTCTTTACTCTCCACACCTTTAAATAAAGGATCGGCATCAAGATTATCTGAATCATCCCAAGAGTGATTCATGTTATATGAATTAACGGATAAAGCTTCATAATATTCATTTGGTGCAAGATCATTATCGATTTGTGTTACAGGTGGTGAAGTGCTTACATCAACTTGATTCTCGGTTGTAAGTAAATACTCACCATCCTCTTTTGAGTTGTGTATTAGTGGATGTCCTGAGAGATGTTTATCTGATCGTGAATATGTTTCTTCCATATCATAGATAATATCTTCCGATAATTTTCTAACTGGATCATAAGCTTCTAACTTGGATGCGTATGCACCACCAACTGTTCCTTGTAATGTATCAAATACCTGAGGTTTTTCAAATGCTATTATTTGACTGTTCAAACCGCCAGGCGCATTTAAATCTAAATTGTCTGTATCACTTGCATTTCTTGGATATTGAGAAAATGGAATAGGAAATTCATCTTCAAACATTCTATCAATCGATTTTAATCTAAATCCACCATTAAGAGTTTGGTAGAAAAACATGCCATTTCTCCACACAGAATCGTTCCCTAGACTCGCGTGATTTACGCAATGATCTATGACACTTCCGACAGTCCAATTAGGAGCTATGTATTGAATGTTCTGTGGTTCGGTTTCTTCCCAATGATCAAACTCCTCTTCCTTTATCTTTGCATAGTTTACAAAGATATTCTCAAGTATGTCATCATAAGAACCTCTAAAGACTCTACTTAATCGTGTTCGTCTACAAGTGTATAACCTAGGTTCGACACATCGAATTAAATAAGTTTGTGTGGTTTCATTAACTCTTCTAAGTTGGTCTATTTTGAAAATGCGGAAACTTTTATCAATACTAAATTCTTTAGGTGCATCCTCTGTCATTCCTTCTTTCTGTTTTATTGACACTCGGATAAACTCTTGTCCTGTTAACCGATAATTTTTTAATAAATTAATACCATCTGCAATACCAAATGTGGCACTACAAAATTTATTATGGATACTTTCGTTTAGTCTAAACTCTTGCACCAACTCCCTAATGTCGATTGACTCTTGGTGTTGATTAACTAATGCAAGTGATTCTATAAAAAACTGTCCCGCTCTTTGTGGTTGTCCAGTCATTACTTACCCCATCATAACATTTTCAAACTCTGACACTACGCCTTTGATATACTCAGGTTTTATTATTTTAATTTTTCTTTTCTTTTCGTTTTCATCATATTCGACTGTTTCATAATTCACTGGATCAAATCCTGTATCACTATAAGTCTTTTTAATTCCATTACTGTCTTTATAATATGCAGTTCCATCAAGGGCGTTTTGAACATTTGTGATAGTAAAAGACTTTTGCACCCCATCATAATAAATATGACTATCTTCAATTCTATTGGTTGTTACAACTTGATTTTTTAACCATGTTCCACCTTCAACACAAATTCTTTTAAATTGTGGTTCTATCTTTATAACATTACCAGTGAAAGTTCCATTAGTGACTTGTTCACCGAAATGAAATTTAGAGGTTGCAGTAATTACCCATGGATCATTTGATTTATCGTAAGTTGTTGCATCTACTATATCAGTTGAGTTTGCAGCACTTAGCCATACGCCGGGATATTTCTCTGTTAAGTAATTTGCGAGAGTTTCTTGATCCATGTGCCACTCATAATAGTTACTCCAATCATTCACTAAAAATAATGTCCAGTGAAGATCACTGTCACCGTAAAGTTTTGCAGCGACTACATCAGGACGCTCACCATCAAGTAGCTCATAATAAGTGTAATCTACGACACTATTGACAGCGTCTTGTTCAACTGTTGCTTTCCTAAAGAAGTCCTTAATAGTAACAACCTTTTCATTAGGTAAGGTGTATTGTAATTCGGGAAAATTGTTAAATAATTGATTTGCCATATTCTACCCCTTCGGTGGTGGTTTCTTGTTCATTTGTTTATTAACTTCGGCCTCACCTGTTGAACCCATCTTTTCCTGTTCAGCTGCAGCTGCACCGTCTTTTGTTCGGACATCAAGTAGACTCTGTGCAGATTTCATACTCGGATCACCCAGTGGTGAAATCTCTTGATAAGATTCTTGAGTAAGAATTTTAATCTCTAAAAAGTTTAATGTCATTGAAGATGAAACAGGTTGACCATCTTTGAAGGTTGCAAATTTCTTACCATTAGTATGATCAACAGCAACGGAAGTGCAAACCATAGGTAAGAATCCATCGACCTTCTCTTTTATCGGGCCAAAGTATTCAACATCAAATATGTTTGGATAATTAAAGAATGCCTCACCACCACCAGCTGCTTCTCCTTCTGATTGACCACCAGCACCTATAGGTGGATAAGTGTCAGGTAACATTGCAGTTCTGAACCAATAGATAATCTGATTAACCATCGCTGCTTCTGCTTCAGATTTAGGCCAGAAGGTATAATTAAAAGTAAATGATCTAAAGTCAACACCCTCTAACATTTGTTCTTGTTGTGGATTAACTGCTTTACCTTGTAAGAAGAACATTGCATCACCCGACATACTGTTCATAAATTTCTGAACCCCTTGAGTTACACCACCTATCAATCCTTCTACAAAACCACCAATGCCTTCTCCTGATGACATACCTCTCACCACCTGACCAACTTCACCTGTTTTATATTTTACATCTGCTGTAGAAGATAAAGCATCAGGAACATATAATGCAATCTCAACACTTTCTTTAGATAAAAGATTCTGTCTATTTGCATCATCTTTTTTAAAGAGTTTAGTTGTGCCTGGCTTAGGTGATAAATTAACATCAATACCTTCTCTTGTTTTTGCTCTAACTTTTCTTGGTCGAGTTCTGAATACAACATAATTTTCTAAAGGATCACCAATAGGATACATTAGTTCTTTTGTTTCACCAATAGGTATATCTTTGGCAGCGTTCTTAGCTGCCATCTTTGCATCTAAATTCTTCTGTAAAGATTTTCGTCTTTTATCAAGTTTTTTAGTTGCCTCTTCTGCCTGACTCTTTAATTCGTCAGAATTAATAACAGAATTATAATTTAGGTTCTGTAACTTTGATGCAATTCCCTTTAGAGATGAGATTGCTTGTTTTGCTTTATTGACTTTTTTAAGGATTCTACTTAGACCCATGGTTGTTCCTGTTATAAATATTTTAAAGTTAATATGTTGAAGGTTCTAATATCTATTTATGTCATACAGTGGTAAGTATAAACCAAAGAACTATAAAAAATATAGAGGAGACCCCACAAAAATCTATTATCGGTCACTTTGGGAGCGAAGATTCATGGATTATTGCGATCGTAACTCTAAAATTATAGAATGGGGAAGCGAAGAGATCGTTATACCTTATATATCTCCTGTAGATAAGAAACCTCACAGATACTTTCCTGACTTCTATATTAAAATGGTTAACACAGACGGTCAAAATGTTCGTCATATCATTGAAGTTAAACCCAAGAAACACTTAAAACGCCCAGTAAAGAAATCAAGAACAACCCAAAAGTTTGTCAGGGAAGTTGCAACCTATGGAATTAACCAAGCAAAGTTTAAAGCTGCAAGACGATATTGTAAAGATCGTAAATATAAATTCACTATATTGACAGAAGACCATCTAACTTGATATAAATAGTTGTATGGTTAGTAAAGTGTTAGCATCGGCAGTTATCAAAACTGCAATAAAACCAAAAATGTCTTTAATGGAAAGATGGGAAAATCAATCACCATCTAATCTAAGAAAAAGAAGTTTGGAAAGTATGAACTGGTTTAAGGGCAAGGCAAGAAGCCTTAAAATTAGACAAGAACCTTTACAAAGAGACATGGGAACTTATGTAGGTGGTAATCCTATAAGTTTAAGACAAGGAAGAATGTATATGTTCTTCTATGATGCCAAACACAAACAAAAATTACCATATTGGGACAGATTTCCGTGTATGATACCTTTAGAACATCGTGAAAATCAAATATTAGGTGTCAATTTACACTATATTGCACCTAGACATAGGATACTTTTATTAGATGAGTTGTTTAGACGAACAAATAACGAAGATTTTGATGATACAACTCGTTTTCGTGTCTTTTATGACATGATAAAGGCAGTGTCTAGGTTAAAATATGCAAAACCATGTCTTAAATGGTATATTAGTGACAGAATAGGGAGTAGAGTAACAGAAGTTCCTACTGAATACTGGGAAATAATTGCATTATTGCCTTCTGCCCTTTGGCAAGGAACCCATGCAAATCATGTTTATGCAGAAAGTAGGAGAAAATTCTAATGGCAGACGAAACAAAATTAGAAGAAATAACTGTAACCGCTAAAAAGAGAGAATCCAAACCTGAGCCTAAGAGTTTCAAGAACATTAGTGACAGGATGGATAGCAGTCGTGGAACAAAGTTTAGTTCAAATATAGATAAACTAAAATATAACTTTGACACTGGTGCAAGATCAAATAGATTCCATGTGAATCTTCATTGTCCAAAACTTAATTTAAGTTTGGATGGTCTTAGATGTGAGTCAGCAACTTTGCCAGGCAGAAGTCTCGGCACCACTGAGTTCTCACCTTATGGTGCAGAAGAATCTTTCCCTGATGGAACTATTGATAACGGTGGAACAATAGATTTAACTTTTTTATGTGACTCAGGATTCTATGATCGTTTCATAATTGAAACATGGCAAAGTATGATATATGCTAGTGGTTCCGATACACTTACAACATCCCATGATGTAATTAATCCTGACACTAATGATTTAGAACAAGAAGAAAGAACGGAAGAAATTTCTAAGGGAAATAGTCTCAGACCATACTTTGCATATAAAGATGACTATACAGGTGAAATAGAAATACATCAATTTAGATTAGATGATAAGACTGCATTACGATATAGATTATATGACGCATGGCCAGTAAGTTATGCTGATATGGACTTATCATCTACAGCAGCAGAACCACTTATGAAATTTAGTTGCACCTTTGCATACACAACTTTTGATACAGAGTATGTTGAGAAGCCACCATTGTCTGCACTAAATAAAGGAAGGAGAATGTTGGATATACTTTTAGGTGGACTAAAAGTTGGTTCAAGATTCTCAGGAAAAGCAGGCCGTGCTATGAACAAGCTGCAAAAATTAGACACAGCTGTTTCTAGAGGGGCTGCTATTTTCGGTAATAGAGGTGGATAACCATCTCTTTTTAATATGGAGTAATTATGGCATTACCAATTCAGACCGCACCTACTTATAGGTGTGTTCTACCAAGTGATGGTCGCGAGATTGAATTTCGACCCTTTCTTGTAAAAGAACAAAAGGTATTAATTCTCGCAAGAGAAAGTGAAGACTCGAAAGAGATTTTAGAGGCTGTAAAGACTTTAATAAGCAATGTGACAGATGGGAGAGTTGATGCAAATGAACTTCCTGTAATTGATATGGAATATTTGTTTATTAAGGTAAGAGCAGTTTCCGTTGGTGAACATAGCACTGTAACCTTAAACTGTGATACAGGAGACTGTAAAGGAACAGGAGAGGCAGTTGTTAATCTAGATGAAGTAGAAGTAGAAGGTGATTTGCCTAACGATACTGTCATGATTAATGATAAAGTTGGTGTTGTGTTAAAGTTAATCCAAGTCAAGGATATTGGCGGAATGGATGAACTAGACCAAGGAGATCAAATGGTTGAACTTGTAAAACGATCAATCATTAGAATCTTTGACGAAGAGAATGTTTATGAAGCATCAGAGACTTCTGATTCAGACTTAAATGATTTTATAGAAAATTTATCATTTGGTCAGTTAGAACTCTTGGGTGGATTCTTTGACAGTGTTCCTAAACTCAAAAAGGAAATAGAGTTTAAGTGTAACCTGTGTGAATCTGTCCAAACAAGAATGTTGGAAGGCTTACAAAGTTTTTTTTAGTAGCCCTTTCTCATGAGAGTGTGTTTAACTATTATAACACTAACTTTCAAATGATGCAACATCATCAGTATTCGTTAACTGAGTTAGATAATATGATACCTTGGGAAAGGGAGATTTACATAAATCTTCTTTTACAATTTCTTGAAGAGGAAAAGGAGAGACAAAAAGAAAGAGAGTCTAGACAACGATCTAGACGATAATAATATACATTATTCGTAAGTGACTTATAATAATTCAGAAGGGAAAAAATTATGGGTGATAGAACAACAATAGACACAGGTCGAAATGAAGTAGATATTGATCTAGAAAAATATACCGAAATGGTATTGAAACTTGACGATGCCCAAGATCAGATCAGAGACATGGAAAGGGCAACCAAGGAATTAAAAATTGCAACAGCAGGCGCACAACCTAGAGAGAAATTTTCATTCGGAGCATTATTTAGAGATGAGAACGACATTAACGAAAAGGCAATCATTGGATTTGCATCATTCGCCCTTATGGTTACATTTGGAATCTCAGATTTGGTAACAGCATTTTGGGGAATGGATTTACAAGTTTCTGACACTATATACACTTCTTTTGTTGTAGTGACATTAGGTTCATTTGGAATCTCAGAAGCGGGTAAAGCATTTGGAAGTAGATCATGAGTATAAAAGAAGTTATAGCAAAACAACTAGGATTGGACGAATCAGAAATTAAAGATGAGGCGTCATTCATGGATGACTTAGGTGCTGACAGTTTAGACACTGTCGAACTTATATTAGAACTTGAAGAACAGTTTGAAATTGAAATCCCTGATGAGGATGCAGAAGAACTTACAACAGTTGGTAAACTTGTTAATTATATTAACGAACAGAGATAATAATCCATGGCCAATGAAATCGATTTAACCAAAACAGCAAAAGATTTTAAAGAATCCCTCGAACACTTGAAGGATGATGTCACTGAAGCTTCAAGAGGTTTAAAACCTGAGTGGCGAAAGATGCTAGGCAACATGAAGGACTTTAATGCACCTTTAGCAAAATCTATTGCAGAAATTCGTCAAACATCTAAAGACACCTTTGCTGGAATGCTGGGAGCAAGGAAATTCAAAGGCATAACCAAGGAACTTAAAAAGTTCGCTGATAACGCTGGGGACATAAACCCTGACGAACTTAAAAAATTACAAAAGTTTACAGATGACATTGACGACTTTGATCTAACAGAATTTCAAAATGCACAAACAATAGTCAACGACATTGTAGAAGAAAATAAAAAACTTGCCGATGGACAAAAACAATCAATCGAAATGTCTCTAGCAGGTGATAAAGAATTAAATCGATTAAAGTCAGAAGCAAAATATTTTCAAGAAGAAATGGTTAAAGCTGGGAACGCTCAAGATAGAGAGCAAATGGATACCCTCTCGGAACTTAAATTGCTTAATGTCCTAGAACAAAAAAAACTAGAAGAGGAACTCACAGACGCAGTCAAAAAAACCGTTATCGAAAAGAAACAACTTAATCTTGATAGTATTAAAGACGAAACAGAACTCCGAGACAAATATAATGAACTGTTAAAGAAACCTTTAGAAGATGCTGCAGAAGGTGGAGACATAATGACGAAAACCTTTGATGGAATTAAACATCTAACTGGTGGTCTTCTTGATATTAGTGGTTTTATGGATGATGCTGTTCAAGGATACCAAGCTGTTACTGATGTTGCAACAGGTATCCAAAAAGGTGCCAACAAAGCTTTTAAATGGTTGGGTATGATATTCCAAGGCGCATGGCTTAAAACAGTAAAGGACTGGATAATAAAAACGGCTGCATATACAAAATTGATGAAAGTAGTTCAAAAATTACGGGCCATTTCATTTAAGGGATGGATAGCAGGACAGTGGCAGAACTTAAAGGATTGGGTAAGGGAGTCAACTATGATGAAAGCGTTTAATAAAGTAAGAGCATTTAGTTTTAAAGCATGGATTGCTACTCAATGGGCTAACCTTAAACAGACAAAACTATTCACTGTAATGCAATCTCTTATTAACAAAGCAAGTTGGGCTACATTCTCAGCATGGATCGCTGCTAAGTGGGCAGAAGTTACTCTTATGATAAGACAAACTGCACAAAGAATAGCAATGATCGCAAAAGAGATTGTTGTTTGGGCAGCTAGAATGATAGCAAAAGCTTTAGAACTTGCTACGATGTTACTTCCAGTATTACCAATCATTGCAATAGCAGCTGCAGTTCTTGCTTTAGCTGCATTATTAATATGGGGCGGAATGCAATTATATGAGAAGTCCGAGTTATTCCGAGCTATGGTTGATACGGTGATAGGATACTTTAAAGATATAGTAAGTATCATAGGAGATATATTCGGTGGATTTATGGACTTCTTTACAGGTCTCTTTACAGGAGACTTCGATCTAATGTTTAGTGGTCTCTCAGACATATTCGGTGGATTGTGGGATTTAATATTAGCACCATTCCGTGCAATATCAGGTTTTATTAAAGACACCTTTGGTATTGATATTGGTGGATGGTTAACAAGTATGCTTAGAAAATGGTTGCCTGGCTGGGCATTAAATTTATTAGGTATGGGTGGTAGTGAAGATACCGATGCCATGCAAGCTGGATTAGTTGGTGAAGTTGAAAAAGCAGATAAAAAAGCAGGTCTAAAATCTGCAGAAGAAAGTGGTCTGATGGTTGATACTTGGGGACAAAATGAGGTTGATAGAAGTAAAATTGCTGATGCAACTGATCAAGAATTAAAAGCAATCATTGCCGACAATGATATTAGTGATGAAGATCGATCATTGATTCTTGATCAATTAAACCAAAGACAAATTGAAGCAGGTGGCCCTGATGTTTCAGCCCAAATTGCTGCTGCTAGAGAAGAGGGTTTAAGTGGTGCTGACCTTGCAGAAAGAACAGCTCAAATAAAAGCTGGTGAATATAAAGGTGGTGGTGATACTGTTAATGCTACTCAAACAACAGGAGTAGACGCTTCTACTACAAATCATTTGAATGTAGGAAATAATGCAAGGGAAACTGATCCTACTCTTGCTCGTTTGTCAACCGTCCCTGCGACCCCTTAGATTTCCGATTATACTTAGTTCTATCCCTATGGATTCGAGTGATTCCATGAGAGGGAGTTTTCTTTCTTTGTTTTGGTCTTTTTAGTATGATCTTCATTATCTAAACACTGTCCGCAGACAGTTCCCACTTTACTACTAAGTTGAGGTGATTCAATTAAGTCTGTTTCGGTTATTGCATTACAAATGCAGATATACATAGATATAACTCGACAACGAGAGTCTCATCCTAGTCATTTCTGAAAAGAATGAAAAACTCACATTGTTTTGGATTAACGGAACAGTATTCCTTTAACTGAGCAATCAAAATCTCATAATCTATAAGACTTGGACTTTGCTGTGAAACTTGCCCCTGTCCCTTGGTTACTTTTCCTCGTCTTTCGCTTCGCTTTCTTCTGCTGAATCGGTTTGACCGTCAACAAAATCTGCACTGGCTTCAACCAAACCGGCTGTAGTGTCTGCTGCAAATGCTGCTGTATCTACAACATCTTCTGCCACTGCACTAACGATCTGCGAAGTTCCGCCAACTACGGCGTCAACAGTTCCAGTAACAACGGTTTTACCGCCTTCCCAAACTGCTTCCATCGTAGAACAAGCACCAATGCTAACCACGAAGAGACATACGATTAATGATTTTAATAAATTCATTTTCATATTCCTCAAAAATTATACAATTATTATTAATAAGAGATAAGCCATCTGCTCTATCTCTTGGTTTTGTCAATGAAATACATTGACCCTTTATTTAGGTTTATCGGGAGCGTGATAATCATGTTTTTTAAATAAAATACCCGCTTCATTGTGATACATAATATCATAAACGATTTCAATAGAGTGTAGTCCTAGCATAATTGTCAACAGTAAAGCGCATATTTTCAACCACTTTATCATGTGTCTCATTATCAATACCAGCTACGAGCCCTAATTTCAAACTCTCTTTTCTCTCTTTCCAAATCTAGTTTTCTTTTTCTGATTATATCTTGTTTCTTTTTATACTTCTTTTGACTAGGTGGAACAAAATATTGTCTCTTACGAACTTCTTGAATGACACCAGCTTTCTCTACATCCTTTTTAAACCTACGAAGTAACCTATCGAATGGTTCGACCTTATTAGACTTCTTGTTTTTTCTAGGTGTTACTGATGGCATAATATTTCTCTATAATTTAAAATGGTGTTATGGTCGCCCCTACTCATTACAGCAATCCTCGCTCCTTAACCAGTGTATTCCGCCAACTCCTAACATACACTTTTCCCTTACTAAGCACCCCCAAATCCACGGTCTTAGTTGTGATGAACACCTTATCAAGGACACATGCAAT